TTGCTTGTGATTGCTTGTGATTGCTTGTGATTGCCATAGGCTACTTCAGTGACTCACGCTCTCATGCAATCACAAGCAAACACAAGGCCAGCCCTCAGCGTTCTATCGCAGCGTGCGTGCGCTTGCGCGTGCGTGCGTATGCGGGTGGGCGCGTTAGGCGCGGGCGGGGGCGGGGGCGCGCGCGAGCATTTTAGTGTAGTTGGCGCTTCAGCATGCTAGAGCAGAATTTAGAAAAAAGGCTAGTAAGTAATGATAAGTAAGTACCCACTAACCTACTGCAAGCACTTGAATACAAAAGAAAATACTGATTTTAGTAATTACATATAAAATAACAAAGAAAGTACTTGACATTTACTAAAAAGTATGCTATAATAACTAGGTATTCTTAGCTACTTTAAGGTAAATACTAATGGATAATCTAAATGATCCTCCTAAAAGAAAACGAGGCAGGCCTAAAAAGTCTGAAGTAGTCTCAAGTACCAGAGGTAACAGGGGTACTATTGGCAGACCTAAAGGGGATGCTGCTATTATTAATGAGTATAAAGCTAGAATGCTTGCTTCCCCTAAGTCCCGTAGAGTGCTAGAGACTATCTTTGATGCTGCACTGGACAATGACCATAAGAATCAAGCTGCTGCATGGAAGTTAGTTATGGATCGTACACTACCATTGAGTTACTTTGAAAAAGATGCAGCCAGTGGTAGATCTTCAGTAAACATTACTATATCTGGACTAGGTGGTAATGTAGAAACTAATGTTGATTCTAATGACATTGAAGGGGAGATTGTAGAACAAGATGTATAAATACTTCACTAGAGATGAGTTTGCTTGTCAAGTGACAGGTGAGAATGAGATAGAAGAAGATCTTATTTTAGCACTAGATGAGCTAAGAGAAGCTTGTAATTTCCCCTTTGTAATCACCAGTGGCTATAGATCTCCACAGCATCCCATAGAGTTAGGTAAAACAAACCCAGGAACTCATGCCCAAGGCATAGCTGCGGACATAGCTGTAACCTCTGGTAGTCGTAGGCACACTATAGTTAAAAAGGCTATAGAGCTAGGCTTTACTGGTATAGGTGTAGCTAAAGGATTTGTACATGTAGACATTAGATCTACTGATGCACCAGTGATGTGGACCTATGGATAACAAAAACTACAAAGAAACTTTAGCCAAGCAGTCTGATCTTAACTGGGATGGTAATACTGAGCCAGCACAACAAGAAGAAATAGAATTTACATATATTGTAGATGAAGACAGAATGGAAAAGCTTAGAAAGTTAATACATGACAAGTAATAAGGAAACAACATGGCAATCCCAGCAATAGCAGCAGTAGCAAGACTAATAGCTTCTAGCGGAGTACCAGCAGCAATTAAAAAGTATGGTGTCAAAGCTGTAAACGAAGCTAAAAAACACATGAAGGATATGACTACTAAGGCTAGTGAGGGTCAGAAAAAAATTGCTCCTGTTACAAAAAGTCAAAGAGCAACTAGAGATACTGGTAGAAAAGCACTAGCAGTAGGTGCGGCAGGAGGTTATGCAGCAGGTAGAGGTGGTAGTAGTAACGAAACTAAACCTAAAGCAAAACCTAAAGCTAGAGCTAAAGACCCTAGAGCCAATCCAAAAGATTTTCCTAAGTACAGTAAAGATACAAAGTCAGCAGTATCTTTTAGAGAAGCAACAAGAGCAGCTAAACGTAAAGGACAAAAAACATTTACTTGGGAAGGTAGACGTTATAGTACAGACGAAAAGTAATGACAAGTCTTAACATTGAACTCCTAGACTGGCAGAAGAAGGTCTGGGTAGACAATACTAGATTTTTAGTAATAGCTGCTGGTAGACGTACAGGTAAGACTAGGCTAGCTGCATGGAAGATTATAGTAAAAGCATTAGAAAAGTCCAAAGCTAATGTATTTTATGTAGCTCCTACACAGGGGCAAGCTAGAGACATTATGTGGCAATCTCTACTTGACTTAGGCCAGGAAGTGATAGTAAGTGCTCACATTAACAATTTACAAATTAAATTAATCAATGGTTCTGTAATATCTCTAAAGGGTGCCGATAGACCTGAGACTATGCGTGGTGTATCTCTGTACTACCTAGTAATGGATGAGTATGCAGATATGAAGCCAGAGGTCTTTGAGCAGATCCTTAGACCTGCCTTAGCTGACCAGAAGGGTGGCTCATTGTTTATTGGTACACCTATGGGGCGTAATCACTTCTATGAGCTGTACAAGTACGCAGAGCTAGAGGACGATGAGTCCTATACAGCATGGCACTTTACAAGCTATGACAATGAACTACTGGACTCTGAGGAAATAGACCTAGCTAAAAAGTCAATGTCATCCTACGCATTCAGACAGGAGTTTATGGCATCCTTTGAAGCCAGAGGCTCAGAGATGTTTAAGGAGGAGTGGGTTAAGTTTGGTGAAGTACCTGACGTTGGCGACTACTACATAGCTATTGACTTAGCTGGCTTTGAGTTAGTAAATAAGAAAAGATCTAAGAACAGTAGACTTGATGAATCCTCTATAGCTGTAGCTAAAGTTAATGAGGACGGATGGCACATAGAGAACATTATCTATGGTAGGTGGGACTTAGGGGACACTGCTAGAAAGATCTTTGAAGTAGTCAGGGACTACAGACCTATAAGTGTAGGTATTGAACGTGGTATATCTCAGCAAGCTGTAATGTCACCTTTGACTGACCTAATGAAACAACATGGTAGATTCTTTGTTGTAGAACAGCTTACACACGGTAACCGTAAGAAGACTGACAGGATTATGTGGGCTTTGCAGGGTAGATTTGAGAATGGTCAGATTACATTAAGCAAAGGTGAGTGGAACACTAGGTTTATGGACCAGCTATTTCAGTTCCCAGACCCTTTAACACATGATGACCTAGTGGACTCAGTAGCTTACATAGATCAATTAGCTAAAGTAGCTTATTCATATGACTTTGAGATCAATGATCTTGAGGTATTAGACACAGTAACAGGATATTAACATGGCTAAACAAGGTTTATACAGTAACATTCATGCTAAGCGTAAGCGTATTAAGCGCCAAAAAGCAGCAGGCAAGACGCCAGAGAAAATGCGTAAAGTAGGATCAAAGGGTGCGCCAACAAGTAAAGCTTTTAAGCAAAGCGCAAAGACGGCGAAGAAAAAATGAGCATATTTGACGAACTAGCAAGATCAGGCGGTTATTATAATACGCGTGATATGTTTGACGGCGGCGGGGCTATGGCGCGTGGTGGTCGTTTTGAGGGTGGCGGTTTGTTAAGCTTAATCGGCAACCTGGCTAATTCTATTTCTGGCCGAGACATGGGCGAACGTTCTGCCTATTTTGCAAAGAAGCCTATGCAACGGCCTATGCCTATGCAGAACAATGCGCCTCAAGTGGTAGCGCCAAGCGTTACTTCTGACCCTAGAAATTTTGCAAGAGGAACAGAGCCGAGGATGCTAACTGAGGCAGAGAAAGAGGCGCTTGTTATGGCGCAGTTTTTCCCTTCTGCAATGCAACCTGTTATGGACCCAATGCTAAACACACCCTCTGCCCCTATGCAGTTTACGCAACCAAGCTCTCAAATTGATCCAAGCGTCAACACTATGTCTGGTGATTTCCCACCAGTTATTCCTGTTTTGCCAGAAGCGCCTATGCCGCCAAGCATTAATACGCAATCTGCAAATATTTTAGCAACGCCTGCCGGTATGTCTGATATTGAAGCTCAGTTGCGCCGTAGGTTTCCAGATGCGACAGACGAAGAAATACGAAGGGCAATGCAAATGGTAGCAAATTCAAGGCCGTACAACTAATGCCCACCAAGCGCAAAAAAGTATCGCCAAGCAAAAAATTTGCAGATGGCACAACATATAAGGATGGCGAGGGCAAAACGCGTCGGCGTGTATCATCTCCTGGCACAAAGAGAGGCAAGGCATATTGCGCAAGAACGGTGAGCCAGAAGCTCACGCCTAAAGTTAAAGTACGGCGCAAGGCTTGGGGTTGCCGTGGTAAAAATTCAGTGAGGGCTTAGATGGCATTAACGACATACGCAGAGCTAAAGACAGCGATAGGTGACTTTCTTAACCGTGATGATTTAACAAGCGTTGCGCCAGATTTTATTTCGCTTGCAGAAGCAGACATAAACAGGCGTGTGAGGCATTGGCGTATGGAGGGCCGTTCTACAGTGCAAGTTGATACGCAGTTTAGCGCCCTACCCGCCGACTTTGCAGAAGCTTTGACATTTCACGTAACGTCTGGCGATTTG